CGGCCCGCCGAACTGCATCGGGCTGAACTCGCTCGCGAAGAGCTGCGACAGCGACGGCGGCGGCGCGTCGATGGTCGCGGCCTCCCGCCCCATCATCGGCCGCAGCCGGCGACGGCCGCCGCGGCCCATTCCGCCACCACCGCCAAAGCCGAAGCCGCCACCGTACCCGCCGCCGAAAAACGACGTCGCCGCGAACGGGTTGAAGGCAGGGCCGCCGTAGTACTGCTGCGAGAAGTACTGAGAGAAAAGGTCGTTGACCGTCGGCTGCGGCGGCGGCAGCAGCGGCGAGCCGCCCATGCCGCCATCGAACCCGCCGAACGGACTGAACCCGCCATACGACGGCTCCATCATCTGCGGCGGAGAGTACCCGCCGCTGAATCCGCCGAAGCCGAACGGCGAGGCCGACTGGCGCTGCCCTATGAATGCGTTGCTCATGCGTCACCTATTCCGACAAGTCATAAAAGGCCAATGACCCGATGGCAGACCCGGTGCCGCTCAAGACTCTGACGGCGACCGTGTAGACATCACTCGTCCCGGCGATGGTCGCGCCGAGCTGCATATCGAAGTTGTAGAGCAAATCGTTCTGCGCCTGCGCGCTGGCTTGGTTGGTCGCCGTGGCGTATTCATTCAGCACGATGTCCCCGCCAGACATGGCGGTCGCGGTCACATCAAGGTCCACGCTGGCAAAGGTCGTCGTATCGTAGGACGCGCCGGTGAGCGTCGCGTTCCTGACCAGCGCTATCTCGTACTCGCCGTTGGCGATCGGAAGCACACGCACCTGCTTTGGCAAAATGACCGCCCCGAGAGAATCCGACGCGAGCCGGATAGACACCAGCGGCACGAACGATGTCCCGATTCCGGTGAGCGTCGTGGACCTTCGGGCCACGCGCTCGATGGAGGTCTGCTCGTAGCCGCCCTCAGAAATCACCGTCGAGCATATCTGCTTCATGCTCGAACTGCTCGCGGTCGCGGCCGTGTTCTCGATCTCGATTCGCAGCGGCAGCGTCGCGGTCTGCATATAGACCGATGTCACCTCGTTGGCGTTGTCGAACGTGTGCGCCGTGATGTACTGGCCGTCGATGACGAACCCGACACGCACCGACCCCACGCCAAGCCACTCGAAGTCCGCGAAAAGTATCTGCGCTTTCGTGGTGTCAAGCGTGATGCCGCTAGCGCCGCTGCCGTCCAACGGGTCGCCGTTCCATGCAGACTGGACCACCTTTCGGGTGTCGTCGACAGATCCGCCGGTGTAGCTGCGGATGATGAACGAGAGCTCAGTCCCGCTGCGCTGCAGAAACAACCCATTGTTCGAATCGAAGTACCCCACGCGCTGGCGCAGGTTCGCCTTTCCGGCGGCCATCACAAACGTCATCAGGAATGACAGGCTCTTCCCAGGCTGATAGGGGAAGCACCGCTTCGTCTGCCGAACCACCTTGTCGCCGGATGCCGTGGTCACGGCGAGGCTTACCGCCGACTCGTTGGTGAGGAACGTCGAGGTTCCAGAGCCGGTCAGAGACGTATCGAAAGACGGGTCCGCCGCGTAGCGGTTCTGGCTGTCAAACAGCGTGAACGGCTGCGAGACGCGAAGGCGCCCGAATGCGTCGAAGTTGTTTTTGCTGAGTAGGTTCAAGTTGGTCAGGCTGTTGATGAATTCGACGATCTCGCGCTGGTTGCTCGCCAAGGTGTTGAGGTAGAGCCTCAACTGGTTGTTGAGCTGGTTATGGTACTGCGGGAAGTATGCCTGCGGCGCCAGATTCGGATTCGGCGGCGCCGGGACAATCAGCTCCTGCATCGTCCATCACCCAACCGGCGGCGCCATGGGCGCAACCGGCGGCGGCTCGAACGGGACAATCTCCGGCATGACCGGACGCTGCACGCTCGGGCTCGCCGTGCGAGGCTCGGCCATCATCACCTTGATGCTCTCGACGTCCACCGCCGTGCCGCTCTTCAACTGGATCTCGTAGGCGCGAAGCATCATCTCCGCCTCCTGCTTGTCGCGCGCGCGGTCATCCTCAAGAAGCATCTGCTGGCGCTTGAGCTCGAGCTCGGCCTGCTTGTTCTGGATGTCCGCCATGATCTTCTGGCGCTCCACCTCGGCCAGAATCATCGCCGGGTCAGGCGGCGGGGGCGGCGGGGGCGGCTGCGGCGGCATCATCGCCGGGTTCGAGAAGAACTCGTCGGCGTTCTTGAAGCCGGAGACCTGCACCAGTCGCGCGAGCGTGTTCCGGTACTGCTGCGGCGTCACGAGCGGGTTCTGCGGCCCCATCGTCTGCAGGATCTGCTCCTGCTTCTGGGCGATGGCGGTCAGCACCGAGACCTGCTGCTCCTCCGTGCCACCGCCAAGGGCGACGTCGATCTCGACGTCCATGTCGGCGTTCCACGAACGAGGGTCGATCGGCACCCACTGATTGCGAAGGCGCACCACCCGCGCTCGGTCCTGATTTTCTACGACGAGCTTGAGAATGCCCCTGAACAGGGCGCGCATCCCGGTTTCGGCGAAAATCCGGGCGATCAGCTCAAGATGCTGCTGCGCTGCGCTTACCGTCGCGGCGACCGCCGCGCGGGTGGTGCTCTGGAGTGCGTCGGCCTCGAGGCCCATCGCAGCCTTGCTCATGCCCGTGCGGTTCTCGCGTACCTCGTCGAGATACCCCAGCATCGGGAAGGCGGCCTGACCGACGAACGGCACGGCGAACGGCTGCACCGCCCCGGCCTGACGCATACGGATGACGCCGCCCACCTCGGTGTTCAGCACGTCGTCCATGTTGACCTGCCCCTCGACCACGCCCACCCGCGGGTGGATGGCAAGCGACAGCGAGTCAAGCATGTTGCGCATGATCGCCGACTTGATCTTCTGCAAGTCGGCCGTCATGTCGAACATCGAAAGCCCGATGAGCGCGTGCGGCTCCGGGTCCGGGCAGAAAAGCGCGAACGGCGAGTGCGAGCAAGGCTCGTTCATCACCATCTTGTAGCCCGGGCCGATGGTGCAGATCTTGCGCAGCTCCGAGATGCCGTCCCGGTCGTAGTCGACCCGGATGTACGCCTCGCAGTAGAGCACCCGCTTGTCGTCCTGCGTGCCGCCCGGGCCATAGGACTGCGCATACGGGTTGCGCGCCAAGTACTCGTCGTTCGTGTCGAGCTCATAGGCGCCCATCTGCGCCTCGACCTCATCCTTGTCGTAGCCGAGCGCCACAAGGTCAGAGACGCGCATCATGCGCCGGTGCGCGACCAGCGTCGCATCCTCGACAGAGCGCGCGCGGCGGTCGATCAGGAACTCCTCGGGCGGGATGGCCTCGATGCGCACCCGGCCATTCTTGGACTCGCGCTTGAGCTCGACCGAGTAGATCTGCGGCGCCGGCGGCGGCAAGCCCGTCGCAGGGTCCACCACAGGCGCACCCGTCATCGGGTCCACCGGCGGCTGGTACGAAGGGTCATCCATCGACGAGATGGCGCTCCCCACCACGTCGGGCTCCGAGAGCAGCACCGTCAGCGCTGCATCGTCCAGGCCGGTGAAGTACTCGGTCTTGACCTCGACCTTCTCCTCCCAGACGTACTTCGCAATTCCAAGCGCGCCGCGTAGCGCGTCCTTGAAGACCGAGTGACAGATCAAGAAACCGTTGTTGTCGTTCTGGAAGATGTGGTTGATGTAGTCGGTCGCCTGCTCGGCAGACGCCACGTCCTCGGGGTTGCGCGGCGCGAACTGCACGATCTTCTTCGAGCCGAAGAAGACCTTCATCAACGACGGGATGATGCCGTTGATGGTGTCCCGAACGTCGGTCGAGACGACCTGCGAGCGCCCCTCCTCCTCGTTGCCGAAGGGCTCGCCGCGGTAGTACTGGATGGCGCGCGCGCGGACCGGGGACAACTCCGCGTCGATGAACGAGGTGGCGTCCGTCAGCTCGCCGCCGACCAACGCCTCGAGGTCGGCATCGTCCATCGGCTCAAGCGCCCCGACGGCCTCCTCGCTCTGCTCGATCATCGACCCGTTTTCGCCATACATGGAATCGCCACCCGTGCCGGTTCTAGCCTATTCCCATTGTCAGGCCAAAAGGGCGCCAACCTCCGCAGGCGTCAGCCGCACCAGCCACGCCTCCCGGTCCTTCACCCCGAACGAGAGCACGAAGCCGCCGCCGTGCTCCGCAAGCCCGGCGCAGAACTCAACCTGCACGCCTCGAAAGTAGAACTCCCGCCCGGCGTGCGCCGGCATCAGCTTGTCGTCGTAGCGCACCAGCCGGTGCGCGTAGTACACCCGCCCGCGCTCCTTGCGCCGCTGGTGTACCACCCCGACCCAGGCGTCGCCGTGGCGGATGATCTGCGAGCCGCCGGACCAGCCGCCAAGGTCGGGGAACGACTCGAAGCAGAGTTTTTCCCGCGCCGGCAGCAGCTGGTACGACTCGGCCGGGTGGTGCGAGTACACGAACGAGAGCCGGTCGCCGTCGGCGCGCGGCATCCAGTTCTTCTCCATCTCCCGCGCGTGCGGGCTATGCAGGAACTCGAGCTCATCGACCAGACACCCGTCCAAGGCGCAGAGCGCCATCGTCGTGCGTACCCGGGGGCCATGGTGCAG